CAGGACGCCATTGCGATGACTTCATGCTGTAAACCCTGTGACACCCAGCCAAGGATGGCACCCCTCATTGCTTCCATTTCGCCCGGTTCTCCGGGCATTTTTTTAAGGTGATAATCATGAAAGAGAAGACTACTGCAGAACGTTATGCCGCAGCTATCAATGCAGCAATGTCGATTGTTAACCTGCGCGAAGAGATTAACGACCAGCTTGCTATTGTCCATAAAAATCTGACATGTTCAGAGTTGCTTGGCGGCGAGTACAACAGCGAGGCAGTGAAGGAGGCATTTAAAAACGCCGAGGTTGGAATAATTCCAGCAAACTATGTCAAGGCTGAATGTGTATTCCTAAAGGCGCGAGTAAGTCTACATGAATATCCTGGTAATCTCGGTCGCACTGCAATGCGTTACGTGATAGACGAATCGAAGGCCAAACACAATTTGCCTAAATAACGACGTGACATGTCACAATCAGCCCGCCGATGTGCGGGCTTTTTCATGCATAGGGATCGTAGTCAGTGATGGCCTTGCCCTGATGCTGACCTGGTATATTCAACTTTTTGGCTACCGGGAAAGCAAACGTCAGCAGCAGCGCATCGCCCTTGCCCGGCGACCTACCCAGGCGCTCTTTGATATCTTCCTTCGGCTCCATGACGATCTTACCGTCCACCCTCACCTTGTACTCTGCCGCAGACAGGTCGTCTGCTGTCTCCTGGTCATCCAGCGCGCCACCGAGTTTAAGCCACGTCTTGCAGGCGTTGAACATCTCGCCCCGCTTATTCAGCATCTGCGGATCCGTCGATGCACCGCCGAACGGCACAAGCTGCCATGAGCGCCCCCAGCCGTCACCAATGGACTTGAGGCCGGTGCCGTATCCGAAGTCGATAAACACCGCGTCGGCTTTGTATTCATCCTCAAAGTCGGCGATACGCTTTGCCATAATCAGATCGTCGGTGGTCTTATTGCCGGTCCAGAGAACTTTGCTGTGCAGTCCCTGGCGAAGATAAATAACCGCGTCATCCACGCCGGAATACGCCGGGTCGACGCCGATAATCACGGGAGCATGCGCCACCTGCGCCGCGGTAACAACTCGCTTCATGGCCTCATCGGTCAGGCCAGTAGGGATAAACTGCAACTCTGATGCATCAGGGAATATCCCGCGTACGCGGACCTTCACAAAGTCGCTATCCTCGCCGTAGTCGTCCACCCATTTCTGCAACTGCTGCTTATTGGTGCCTTCGACGGTGCGGGAATCAATCTGCGCGCACTTCCAGCGGTGTTTGTACTTGCGGAAGCATTCCCGGAATCGCCCGGAATTGCGCGTCGGGTTACCAAAAGCCACCCAGATAATCTCTGTGTCTTCGTCCGTCAGCGCGCCTTCCGCCACCTCCCACACCAGATCGGCAATATTGGAGGCCTCATCGAATACGACTATGATGCGCTTGCGCTCGTTGTGCAGGCCGGCGAACGCCTCGGTGTTGTGCTCAGACCACGGGATTGCGTCAGCGCGCCAGCGTTTATCGTGCCCAGGATCGTTGCTGTACATCGCCGTGGCGGTGCAGGTGAACCACTCTTTCGTGATAGCCAGGTTCGACCATTTGATGATTTCCGGCCAGGTCTTGGTGCGCAGCTGGTTGTCGGTGTTGGCGGTCACCACCACCTTGCAGTCTTCACAGGTAGACATGCCCCAGTTAATCAGCATCGAGATGAACGCAGATTTACCGATACCGTGACCGGATGCACGGGCCAGCATCAGCGGCTGATGACGTGTTGCCGGGTTCTGCAGGTGATCGCGTATCTCGCGGAATGCATCAGCCTGCCATTTGCGCGGGCCGGTGGCGTGCGCCAGCTCTGTGCCATCCTCGCCCCACGGGAACGCATACAGCGAATAGCCCAGCGGGTCATACGTGAACGAGGCAATATCCTCGACGAGTTGCTCTTCCGGCGACATGGCTGCGGCTGTCATTCTTCACCACCAGCCTGCTCTTTAACGCGACGGCGGGCCTTCGCCATGCGGTCGGCAACCGTGACGGTGCCGGATACCTCAAGGCGCTCTTTGAACGCATTCACGTCGACGTGCTTACCGATAAGCTCGAGGTTCTTCACCTTGTCCGGCCATTTTATTTTCTTGAGGATGGTCTCTATCGAGGTCTCATCCATGTTCATGATGGTTGACGACAGGTCAAAGCCGCTGAGGGTTGTACGCCATATCTTAGGCCATTCGCGGATCGGCTTAAGGCTGCCGTCATCGTTCAGGATATCCAGCACATCCATCTGGTCGATTTCCACCAGGCGCAGCAGCACGTAATCGGCGCTGACGCGCAGTCGCTTGTTGCGCTCTTCCATGAGCTCAGCTATCCGTTTCTGAATGCGCTCATCGCGCATCATAACGCTGGCTTTGACGGCTGCTGTCTTAGGCGAAAACCCGGCGTTAATCGCCGCCTGAGTCTGATTCTCAGGGCATTTAGTGTATTCCTGGGCGTAAGCTTCCTGCATTGCCGTCAGCGGCTTGTACTGCGTGGATTTGCGTTTGGGGTCCTTTGGCATGGTAACTGCTCCGCAAATAATTACCGTTTTGGTAATAGTAACACGCAAAACAAAGCCGCCATAGTCGGCGGCCATTGCAATTTATTGCCGATATCGTGACATGTCACACTGGCAATTTAGTCTCATGCCAGCCACGCGTCACCCAGCATGCCGAATCACCATCGCACGGACACGACTCAACTGGCAGCGCATCGCCGCACTTCCCGCACTTGTTGGCACTGATTGACTTGATACGGCCACACACTCGCGCATCATCCTGGCGGATAAGCAACGCGATGTACTCGGCCATTTCGTACGGCGCACGACCAGGGCGCCTGGCGGCGCAGCTTCGCGCCAGCATCTCCATTTCCTGCTCATCCAGCACCAGTTCAATTTTACGATTTCCGGCGGCGGACTGCCGCGCGCGCTGCGCGGCTTTGCGTTCTGCGGGGGATTTAGGCATCAGTTTAACTCTCCAACTCGGCCTTCAAAGCAAATGTCATCGTAATATTTAGCTTTTTCCTTAGCGTCGAAATCAGCCTGTGAAATCTCTTCCACGCGGAAAACTATGCCAACGATTCCTGTGCACTTGTTAACATATTCCCCTCCGTCTTCAAGCGAGTGCTCGATTAGCATATCAACCGTATCTTTTAGGCACAGCAGCGCACACTTCAGGTCTTTAAAATAACGATGCTCTGTCATGCATGAAGTGACGCGGTAAGTCAGTACTTTAGGCCCTTGCTCGCGACGTTTCTGCTCTCTTTCGATCGCGTTGCGCATATCAGCAAGCTCGTACTCGTTCAGTTTTGTATAGTCCATCACCTCACCTCCTGCGGGGCGGCTGGCAGCGGCATCCAGTGGGTTATTTTTTCTGAATTCCAGCACTGCCAGTGACCGTACATAGCATGATGAACTCGCCTATACATTCCGTCGAATGTGAGCACAGATACATCATTCTCCGGCATACGCTCGCTTACCGGAATCCATCCTGCTAACTCAGCGCAGATTCTTCCCATAGCTTTGCAGCCAGAGCATTCGCAATCTGGTCGATAGCCGTGATCGATTGGGCTTTGCGCCGGAGAGCCGATGTTTTGCTCCGGGCGGAGTCCAGAATGCACCGGAGAGTTACCAGCCTGACCGCACGCACAGCGCGTGATACCCATTTCGCCAACAATCCACCCTTGATCACTGCACCATTCGCAGCTGCGCATGCCCTCGATAGCCATAATGCGTTCATCGTCGGTGGGCCCTTCCTTCCGCCATACTTCACGCTCAGCCTTAAGCGACAGAGCAAGATACTGCTCCATCGATGTTTTGGCTCCGGCGATGATTTCATCCAGCACATCGTCGGTCAGTTTTTTGTCTGGTGCTGCTGGAGTTATTGCGGTGCCGGTTGACGTTTCCGCAATTTCCCGACAATTGTTGGTTGACGAATTCGCGTTTTCCCGACAGTTGCCAGCCTGGAGCATGGCGGCGCGGCAACGCTGCCATACGTACCAGTAAGATTCACGCCATGCGATGTTGTCTTCCTCTGACGCCTCCGGGGACCGATCGAAAGAACAATCTGACGCAAACCAGGAATCGAACAGTTCTCGCAATTTGATATCATCTGGCACTACCGGCGCTGTCTGCGCGTGGCGATAGAGCTGGGTGCCAACAGGAAGCGCCCTGTCAATTGTCGACGTGTCATTGCCTGGGCGGTTAGATAAAACTTCTGCCACAGGCTCGCTGTCCATTGCGGCCAGCGCCATGCGGGCTAGATAAGATGCCTCACCGCACTGAACGTGATCGGTTTCAATAATTTCGAGTAACTGCTCTCTGGTTATGGTTGATTTGGTCATTGGTTGGCTCCTTCTGCCTGATACTTTTCGAACCAGAACACTACCGGGTCAGGTTTCATTTCAACCAGCCCCATGCGAACCAGCGCCTTTCCTTTCCCGGACACCAGGAACTCTCTGCGCCCATCGTCGATAATTCGGCGATAGTCATCCAGGCTATTGCAGTGCTTGTGCAGATTGCATGGATGACATGCGGGAACCATGTTGTTGATGTCGTCTCGCTCCTGATGAAGCATCTGCCCGTCGAACCGGATAACAGGCTGAACGTGGTCAGCGTGCCATTTGTCGCCAAGCTCACAGCCACAGTAAGCGCAGCGCCCGCCAAACTTCATGCGCAGCTCTGCGCGCTGTTTTTTGGTCAGTGCCATCACTCAGCCTCCCACTTGATGCCAGCGGCGGTCAGCATATCTTCAATCTCCCAGCGCGCATAAACCGGATAGCGCTCGGAACCATCGCAGCAGCGGTCTTTCTCGCTGTGAGATACCGCTACATCATCCCAGTAATCGTCTGGCGCATGACCGGCCTGAATCCAGATTAAGTGAGCGTGTGGCTTCGGCAACTTCACGGTGCGGGACTCAATCTGCTCGATAAGCTCGGTCAACTTCCCCGCCACCTCAACATGATGTCTTTCACGTTCAAGAAGAGCACTGCCTACTTTTCCTTCCAATAATTCGGATATTCTTTGTTGGCGTTCAAATGACTCCTGAGCCAGACCGGCATTCCACTCACGTAATTCCTCGATGTAGCGCTGCGCCTTCTCCAGCGCCTCTACCAGCGCATCAACGTAGCCAGCGGCACGGAGGGCAAACTCTGTGATTGATAGCTCAGCGTCAGTTTCTTTTCCGTAGCTTTCGCACTCCGATACAACGGCAAAATAGTCGGAGTCGATTTCGTTATCTGCCAGATGGCGTAGCAGGTCGGCTGTCTGCTGCCCGTTTGCAATCAGCAATTCGTGGCTCTGCGCCAGTTCGGTGATATCAGTTGTCATGCTTGGCCTCCTGCTTGATGAGCGCCAGCCCATCCTTGATAAATGCGTGGTATTTCTTGCCTGTAAGCGCAGGTTCAACCAGTGGCGTCAGTGGCAGCAGGACCGAAATAACTTTTGAGAATTCTTCAAATCCGATATCGAATTTCTCGTATAGAAGCTCATCAAAATCAAAACCATCATTCCGCTGCTCGTCGGTGATGCCATACATAGCGCTCAATAATTCTTCAATATCAAAGTAGTCGATGCTCATTTGTCGGCCCCCTCGCGCACAGCCTGCACTACTGCGTCGCTATCATTGGCATGCTGCTCCAGCCAGTCGACAAGAGAGCCAAGGCCGGTTACGGCAGGATTATCAAGAATGCTGTGGAAAATGAATTTCGCCTCATCAGCCTTAATCCCGGCTACGATGCGATCGGTGGCGGGGGTTTCGACCTGCCACCACAGCAGATGCATCTTCGGCCCCTCAAAAGCGCCATCAGACTCATAACCACGCAATTCCTCCGATAGACAATCGTTCATAGCTTTGATTGACATATTCTCCGCAGCCAGTTGAGCATTTTGGTCTGCCAGCATATTCCCGGTTTTTATGGCGGCATCCAGTGAAGCGCTGCAAATGCGAAACTCTTTCGCCAGCTTCAGGAACTTCTGCTCTCTTATCGACAGCTCGCCTGCGCTCTCCAGCGACTGAATGAGCTCGTTTACTGTTTCGATGTTCATGCCGCCACCCACTCGATCGCCAGATAAGCCACATACAGGACGGCGACGATTGCCACCCACCCAATGATGTTTGCCACCATCACGAACAGCAGCAACGTGCGCCGGCTGTAATTCACGAAATCAAAGTCCATACTTACCCCCGCTTACCCGTTTAACTTATTGATTCATTTGATATCTATCAGGATCGTCGATTCAGAACTCTTCGACCTTCCACCCGCCGCCCGCTTTGGCCGGAAGTTTCGTTACCCCGATGATCCGGAATGGATACTGGTCTGCTGCGACTTTGGTTTTCACCCTGGCATCGTCGGTCCAGTAACCCCCCTTCACTTCGTGCATTTCCAGTTGGCCGTTTGCCAGCATCACGGCGAAATCCGGCGTGTAGAACGTGTTATCAGCCAGCCTCAGCTTGATTCCTTCAAACCGGTACCAGGCGATTTCCCCGTAGCGCTTGCGCAGTTCGAGGTGCTGGCAGTAAGCCGTCTCGGTTTTATTCATCTGCCCGGCTTTGAGTCTCCCGAGCGCCTGCAATGATTTCTTCATGACGCTTACCTTATTGGTAATATAAATCTATATTCAGATCGATATCAATAGTCTTGCGCATATTTTATTACCATTTTGGTAATTTTAAAGGCGTAAAAAAATGCGCTACTGCGCTGTTGCTTACCTGACCAGTCCTGCTGCCTTCCCTCGCCGGTATTCCTCCATCAGCCACTGGGCCGGGGTTATGCCTCCGAGTGTCGCCGAGTTGGGCATACATCCAAAACTTCGCCCGGGTGGATGGTAGGCATTACCGCCGGTGTCAGGTGGTGTGCTTATCGGTTCCGGCTTCTCCTGTATGCTCAGTACCGGATCGGGTATCTGCTGCCCTGACGCTACTTTTTCAGCCCATTCATCGAGAAGCTTTCGAGCGTGCTTTTCGACTTCTGCCTCACTCAGCTGACGCTGATACATAGCCCGCCGGGTATCGCACACAATCCAGTACATAACCGGGTGACGCCACGGGAACCGCTCAGGTCCGCCAGGCTGCAAACTCTTCTCACGGGAGTACCGGTGAAATTCTCCCATCACATCATCGATACTGACGCCCAGCACCATCTTGCTGTCTTTGCACCACTTGATGAACTGTCCTGGCGATGGCCAGAACGGGGAAGCGCTGGCGCGGGCGTGGCGCATCCCTGCCGATACCTGCTCTCTGGTGCGGATCCCTCCCTCAGCGAATGCGGCAATCCACTGCTGCTTTGCGGCGGTCTCCTGCGCTGGTGTCTTCAGGTTGGTCTGTTCTGCTGCCGGGAATAGCTGCTTGAGCTGCTTAAACAGGGCATCGACAAGGCGTTCGGCGGTGATATTCACCACGCTATCACCTGAATGCTGCTGGTCTGATCCTGCCATTCTGGACAGCGCTTCCCCGTCGCGGTTGTTGATTGCGGTAAATACGTTATTCACAGGAACTCCTTCCATGCCTCTGGACTGTTCCAGTGCGGTTCGTTGCCTTCCTCGCTACGGGAACTCTTCTGCTTCAGCTCAAAAAGCCCCTTCCACCCGTTAGCCATGCTCTGCTGGACAATCAGCATCTGTACCTGATGATCACCCCCAGACAGGTTAATCAGATTGGTGATCGCCGCCCCCTCGCTCCGTTCGGTTGGCGCGTAGGATTTAAACCGCATTTCTGACCTGTAGGCCTTCCACTCCTCCCAGGCTTCAGCATTGAGCTGTTCAGGATACGGATATGATTTTTTAGGCTCCCTCCCCCTTGGGGGGTTAGGGGGGGTTTTATCTTTTATATCTTCTCTTCTCTTCTCTTCTCTGGTCCCATTTTTGTCCGCTTGCGATGCGGACATTTTGCGGACATTCCTCTTTCTATCTGCGTCCTGTGCGCGCCGTTTTGCGGACTGCCCGTTATGTGCTTCAAAGCGCGGCATTACTAGGCTTCCTCCGTTTTCTTCCAGCCATCCAACAGCCATCATTGCCCGGGAAAAGCCAGGGAATCCGATCAGGTCGTCAAGAGTCTCAGCACTGTAACCTTCGAGTAATCCATCTTCTGAATGGACATCAAAAAGACACCATGCGGAATGTAGTCCGCCAACTATCCGCAATCTGTCCGCTTTCAATGCGGACGCCATTCGGACAACTTTTGGGTGCGTATGCAGATCTGCACGCATCTTGATCCAGTCACCGGCCATCAGGTTTCCTCCTGCGCATCTCTTAGCGCATTAACAAACTCACTCCGATGCCGGTTAGCGCTTTCAAAAGCACATTGCACGCAGGTGCCATTAAGAACGTATCTTTCTGACAAGTGTCCATTGCGGCATTTCTTGCCGGTATAAAAACGGTTAAGGCCGGACTTCGCCGCCTCCATTCTGGTGACAATTTTCACAAGCGATGCCTCCCCCTTTTGGTTATTGATATCGGTAATTTTGCATCAAGGCGAAAAAAGATCAACCGTATTCGGATAAATATTACCATTTAGGTATTGAGAGGATGCCAGGAGCCGCCGGGGGTGGCGGCACAGGGGGAAGGAAAGGAGATCAGAGGTCGCAGAAGTAGAGGACGAGGTCGTTTTTATTCCGGGTCCATTCTCGGGCCTTGCACGCTTTAAACAGTCCATCCATCAAACGCTTGCGTGGCATCTTGCGACGCCCGGTGAGATGGGTCTGAATGTAATGGCTGGTCGTTCCAGCTTCCGCAGCAAACGCATCGCGCTCAGCGGGCGACAAATCAAGCCAGCACTTTTTGAAATTAAATTTATTTTCTTCGCTCATAGTTTGCTTATCTCAGCCTGTCTATTCATGGGTAAATTATTACCTTTCTGGTGAATAAATCAATGATTATTACCATTTTGGTAAGTTTACCTTTATGGTAATATTCTATTAAATTTAATCAGTTAGGTAATAATTGCAGGCAAAACATAATAGACATGAAAAGCATCTACGACATACGACGTGATAACCTCAACGAAATAATCCGGCAGAACTTCGATAACACGCAGTTGAGATTCGCCGAAAGGATTAAGAAATCGCAGAACCTGGTTAACAGGTGGTGTAAGGGTACGAAAAACATCGGCGGCAATGCCGCACGCGAGATTGAGGCTTTCGCAAGGAAGGAACGTTTCTGGCTGGACATCGATCACATGTCTGATGCACCCGCGCAGCTCGGGCTCCTTAACCCGGATGAATGGAGCGTGGAAAAGCAGGCATCTTTCACCCTCGGACTCTGGATGGGTTCGCACCCGACTCTGAACTCTGAGAAAAAAGTCTCTGACGCTGCCGGTATTGGCCAGGCCACCGTTAACCGCATTCTGAACTGCGACGGAAGCACCAGCATCGGCGTACTGCATGCGATAGCGCGTGCCTTTGGCAGAGAAGCCTACGAGCTGATTATGCCGTCTGACGCGCGCGGCATGATTGAGTATGACCACCAGGCTTTCGAAAAACTTCCGCAGGAAGAGAAGAACAAGATCACCGCGTTCATTGACTTCATTTTCAGTCAGAACAGAGAAAGCTGATCTTCTGATACTCCCCGCCATCCGGAGGCATGATTCTTACCGCGCCTCGCAATTACCATTTTGGTAATATTTTTCTCATCACCTCTATTGACATAATCATTTTTTGATCGGATTATTACCTTAAAGGTAATCAGGACTCGTATTAATTACCCGAAAACCACCGCCGGTGGCTTTCTTATACGCCTGATTATTACCAAACGGTAATAGAGAGGTTTGTATGCAATGGCAAATCATTAACGGCTGGTACTGCGTCACGGCTTGCGGACTGATGAGCTGGAAGTTTCGCACGCTGCAGGAAGGTCTTCGCTGGGCATTCACAGAAAAAGATGCCCACGAAGTCGATCAAAAAATGGGGATGGGTAAATGAGCGAATCAAAAGAGTTGGTTTTGGTAACACTGCCAGCAGCGGCAGAACTTGAGGCGGCATTCATTAGTGATGACTACATCAATAGCCTTATTTCTGACATACGCCAGAAAGCGACGTCAGTCGTTGGTGACGTAAATACGGTTAAAGGTCGTGGCGTTTATATCAGCATGGCTTCAACCGTCCGCCGCACAAAAACGGTAATTGATGATGCCGGGAAAGCGCTGGTTGCAGAAATGAAAAAGCGCCCGGCACTGGTAGATGCGAGACGTAAAAAGGTTCGTGACGCGCTTGACGAACTGGCTGTTGAAATTCGTAGCCCAGCAACTGAATGGGAAGAAGAAAAGGCCCGTCTGGATGCTGAAGAGGCTGCAAAAAAAGCAGCTGAAGAGTTGGCAGAAAAAGTCGAGCTCGATCACGAGATGGCGCTGTTGATGAATAAAGATATCGACCGCGATCGTGCCGAAAAAGCAGCAGAGGCAGAGCGCCAGCGCATAGCACACGAAGAAGAGATTAAGCGTCAGGCTGAAGAAAAGGCGAAACGTGAAGCGGCAGAACTGGCGCAACGTGAAATAGACGCGATAGCTGCCAGAGAGCGCGAGGCGATTCTGGCGAAGGAGCGCGCAGAACGTGAGCAGAAGGAAGCCACAGAAAAGGCTGAGCGTGAAGCAAAAGCCGCAGCAGAAAAAGCAGAAGCCGACAAACAGGCAGCTATCGATGCAGAACGTCGCAAGGCTCAGGAAGAAGCCGATCGAATCCGCCGTGAAGCCGAAGAAAAAGAGTCAGCTCGCCTGGCTGAGCAGAAACGCATTGCAGAAGAAGAAGCGCGGCGCGCAGCTGATAAAGAACATCGCCGCACAATCAATCGTCAGGCAATTACTGATCTTATTGAAAACGGGCTTACACAGGAAATGGCGGAGAAAGCATTGATCGCCATCGCCAGTGGGAAAGTATCTGCGGTCCAGATCAAATACTGAGGTGGCTATGAATACTCAACAGCAACGCAATCTGCAAAAAATCATGGCCGGTTTCGACAGCGACTATCGCATCGCCGAAGTGTTGCATGCCAGACAGGTAGAGCTTCAGGAAACGCTTAAGACTGAATACCTGATCCCGGCATTCGACAATCTGCGCCGCGCCGGGGTCCGCCAGGACATCATCAACGCTGCACTTGAAAGCGTGGAGTTTGAAGAATCACTGGCGGCATTCATCAGTGAACTGACCGGGATCGTTGGCAAGTGGGATCTGGCAGACCAGATCGACAGCGCGAGGACAGCGGCATGAACCCAGGTATCTATTTCGACATCAGCAACGAGGACTACCACGCCGGCGACGGCGTGAGTAAGTCGCAGCTGGATATGGTTGCAAAGAACCCTGCCCTGCTGAAATGGGTCAAGGCAGCGCCGGAAGATGAAGAGAAAAAGTCCGCGCTGGACATGGGTACAGCCCTGCACTGCCTGCTGCTGGAGCCAGAGGAATTCGATAAGCGCTTCATCATTGCACCAGCATTCAACCGCCGGACTACCCAGGGTAAAGCAGACGAAGAAGCATTTCTGAAAGATGTATCCAGGCAGGGAATGACGGTTATGACCGCCGAGGAAGGCCGAAAACTTGGCCTGATGCGCGAAAGCGCCATGGCTCACCCGGCGGCGCGCTGGATGCTGGAGGCGCCAGGCCACTGCGAAGCATCGATGTACTGGAATGACGATGAGACCGGCGAGCTGTGCCGGATCCGCCCGGATAAGTGGCTCAATGAGCACAACGTGATCGTCGACGTGAAGAAAGTGGCCGACATGGAACGCTTTGCACGGCACATCGAGGAATTCCGGTACCACGTCCAGAACGCTATGTACTGCGAAGGCGCGCAAAAAGTTACCGGAGAAGTACACGGATTCTTTTTCCTGGCCGTCAGCGAAAGCATCGACTGCGGTCGCTATCCGGTGCGCGCGTTTGAACTTGATGCACCTGATGTTGATACCGGAATGGCGCTGTTCCGCCGGGATCTAAATACCTATCACCAGTGTCGCCTGTCAGACGAATGGGGCGGAGTGGAAATTATTAAACGCCCTGAATGGGCACGCAAACAGGATCTGTACGTATGAGCAACGACATCACAATCACTTCTCAACCAGGCGCTACCGTCGGCACCGCGGCGGCAATATTCAGTCCGGAAGGTATCAACCAGTTAGTACGCTTTGCTGAGCTGATGTCCCAGAGCCGGGTTACGGTTCCGGCGCATCTTGCAGGGAAGCCGGCAGACTGTATGGCTGTAGCAATGCAGGCTGCGCAGTGGGGAATGAATCCTTTCGCTGTAGCGCAAAAAACCCACGTCATTAACGGCGCGCTGGGTTATGAAGCGCAACTGGTTAACGCAGCCATTACCGCAATGGCGCCAACAAAGGATCGCGTTCACTTTGAATGGTTCGGCCCATGGGAGAACGTGATCGGAAAGTTCATCGAAAAAACAAACGACAAAGGGAAAAAGTATCTTGCACCTGGATGGTCAGCAACAGATGAAAAAGGATGCGGGGTAAAGGTTTGGGCAACGCTGAAAGGTGAAAGTGAGCCTCGAGTCCTGGACCTGTTACTTACCCAGGCTCAGGTTCGTAACTCAACTTTATGGGGGAGCGATCCAAAGCAACAGTTGGCCTATCTCGGTGTTAAGCGCTGGGCTCGCCTTTACTGCCCTGATGTAATTCTCGGAGTTTACACGCCTGACGAGTTACAGGAGACCGCGCCGCGCGTAGAGCGTGACATCACGCCACCAGCAAGAAACGCCGCTGGGATGAACTCGCTCATCAACGCTAAGCCTGATCAGCAACCGGAAGAACGAGCCAGAAAATCTGATGACCGCGATCCGGATGAAATGCTGACAGCCTTCACTGATGCAGCAATGAACTACAACACCATTGCCGATCTTGATAAGGCATATAAATACGTCGCTAAAAATCTGGTTAACGATGATGAGCGTCTGTCGAAAGCAACCGACGTCTACACCATACGCCGCGATGAACTGAACGAAATCCCGATGTAAACACCACCGCGGCGCCGTGGCGCCGCACTGAAACAGGAGAAGAAATATGAAAGGTGCATTAGGCAAAAAGGAACTGCTGGCGGTGGTGCCGTTATCAATGAGCACAATCGATCGCCTGGAGAAGATCGGTCAGTTCCCTAAGCGCTGGTATATCACTGACAAGCGCTGCGCATGGACTCAGGAAGAAGTTGAAAAGTGGCTTGATGAACGAATGGCTGCCAGCCCGGTAGAGTTTGGCGGAAAAAAGCCGCCAGTTGAACAGCGAGTATTTCGCCCGGTAGGTAACGCTGCGTGATGTCGCTGGCGCAGTGCTGGAAAAGGTGGTCAGGATGGTTTTACTACCTGGCCGCCGTATCCGCCTGGCTTTTCCTGCTGGCGGTAATCTTTCGAGAAGGCTGGACAAAATGAACCGTATTGAAAAATATCACGCTCAGTACGCTCCGCAGCGTAGAGCATCAAAGGTCATCGCTGTTACACCTGCAGCCCTTGCGTTTGAACAGAGAGCGATAGAGCGCGAAAACAAAGGCCAGTATCGCCTGGCCGCCCGCCTGTGGCTTGAGTGTATGGATGCCGCGACCGGAGAGGTTGAGCGCGCACGCATTGCGGTACGCAGGGATCAGTGCATCGGCAAAGGTAATGGCCTTCGTCGTGGCGGCTATGCTGGGATCTGCGCTACTGCCGGGGTGGTTTATGACTAATCCGCACGACAACATTCGCGTAGGTAATGTCACCCTGGTTTATTCGTCATTGCGCCGTGGATGGGTAGCACCAAGCGGCGACGTTATCAGAAACCCATTGAAGGCTCAGCGCCTGGCTGAGCTGATGAACAGTAAGAAGGTGGCCGCATGACCGGAAAATACACCCTGATTTATGCGGATCCGCCCTGGGCGTATCGCGATAAGGCAGCCGACGGCGACCGCGGCGCCGGCTTCAAGTATCCGGTGATGAACGTTATGGATATCTGCCGACTGCCAGTATGGGAACTCGCCGCCGATAACTGCCTGTTGGCGATGTGGTGGGTGCCGACGCAGCCGGTCGAAGCGCTGAAAGTTGTAGAAGCATGGGGCTTCCGCCTGATGACCATGAAAGGCTTTACCTGGCACAAGATCAACAAGCACAAAGGAAATAGCGCGATAGGCATGGGCCACATGACCCGGGCGAACAGCGAAGACTGCTTGTTTGCGGTGCGCGGCAAGTTGCCGGAACGAATGGACGCTTCAATCTGCCAGCACGTCACGGCGCCGCGGCTTGAGAACTCGCGCAAGCCAGACGTTATCCGAGAGAAACTGGTGCAGTTGCTGGGCGATGTTCCGCGCATTGAGCTATTCGCGCGCCAGTCGTCTCACGGTTTCGACGTGTGGGGAAATCAGTGCATAGCGCCGGCGGTTGAACTACTTCCAGGCTGCGCCGTGCCGGTAGTAAAAACGGAGGCCGCATGAATATTTCGGAAGAGGCATCGCTGATCCGCCAGCTCGAAGAGGCTCGCGCCGTTATCAACCAGAGGAATGGTGAGATCCTTCACCTGCAGCGAGAAGTTGCGCGCTACCGTGAGCAGCGGGATTCTGCAAACGCGATGGTTAAGTTCCTGCGCGGACTCTTTGAGAATTCTTCGAAGGCGACACAATGAACCGCCTCCGGGCGGACTATTGTTCATTCATCCACTTTTCAAATGCAGACGGGGAGAACGGCACCAGGTCGTAATGCTCCCCGTTTATCCATGCATCGACCATATTGGCCCACTGCTGCAGCATGTAGGCGCGCTGGCGGGAATACTCGGCCTTGTTATAGACTGCCCTCACACCTTTCTGTTCATGCGCCAGCGCCTTCTCTATCCAGTCTGACGGGAATCCCGCTTCATGCAAAAGCGTGCTCGCTGTGCGGCGCAGGTCGTGCACCGTGAGAGGTTGCAGGTTCTCTCCAGCATCTACGGCAGCAGCCACCGCACGATCGATAACGGAGTTAAGAGCTGCATTCGATAAGGGCTTACTGGTGCTGTAGCGCCCGGGCAGAAGATAGTCACTGCCACCGGCGCACATCTGTAGGCCTACCATCAGATCCTGTGCCTGAGTCGGCAGGTAGATGACGTGCGACCGGCTACCCTTCATCCTGTCAGAGGGTATCGTCCAGGTGCCTTTGCTGAAATCCACTTCTTTCCACGTCGCCATGATGAACTCGGTTTTGCGCACCATAGTGATCAGGATGAGCTTTACCGCCAGTTTTAAAGTTGGCAACGTGCTGACGGTATCCAGCGCCCTGAACAGAACGCCTATTTCTTCCGGCTGCAGGCAACGGTCGCGCGGTTTAAACATGGCGATCGCCGAAGGTTTGATATCTGCGGCAGGATTGAATAACCCATGCCCGCGGTCATTGGCGTAGCGGTACACGCTGCTGATTATTTCGCGCGCCTGCACCGCCGTCGCACGGCCGCCGCGCTCAACTATCCGATCGCAGAGGTCGCGCACCATAGGCGTAGTGATTTCAGACATCAGCTTATTCCCCAGCACCGGAAGAATATCCCTGTCAATAACCGCCTGCTTCATTGCCCTGGTGCTATCAGCCAGGACAACATGTTTCATATAACTGTCGGTATGTACCGCGAATGTCTCAGCGCCACGGATCCGTTTGATACCGTCACGTTTCGCCGCAGCTGGCGACTGGCCTGCATTGAGAAGCTTTTTAGCGGCTATCAGTTCATCCCTTGCTTGAGCAAGCGTGATACCGTCACGCCCATACTGACCAATAACCAGCGTTTCCCGGCGGCCGTTGATTCTGTAGTCATAACGGAACGAGACGCTGCCTGACGTGAGCACGGCAACATACAGCCCGTCGCGGTCTGAAACTTTGTAGAGTTTGTCCTGAGGCTTGAGGTTTTTTAATTTGGTATCGGTAAGCACGTTTCACCCGTATAGCATCCATTAATCTGACGGTATGAGAATATACCTTTAAGGTAATACCGTCATAAATACCGTCAAAAAAAGTGAGATAGAGTGAATAGAATTGAAGTGATATAAAGAAAAACCCCCTGTAAAAACAGAGGGTTGCATTTCAGGATGAGTAGATATGATTAGCAATAACGTAGCTGTTAATCATTCCCACTCAATGGTCGCCGGCGGCTTACCGCTGATGTCATACACCACGCGGGAAATACCGTTGACTTCATTGATGATGCGGTTGGACACGCGGCCTAAGAAATCATACGGCAGGTGCGCCCAGTGTGCGGTCATAAAGTCGATGGTTTCAACCGCACGCAGGGAGACAACCCAGTCGTACTTGCGGCCATCGCCCATCACGCCGACGGAGCGAACCGGCAGGAACACGGTGAACGCCTGGCTCACTTTGTTGTACAGGTCAGCTTTGTGCAGCTCTTCGATGAAGATCGCGTCCGCGCGACGCAGCAGGTCGCAGTACTCTTTCTTCACTTCGCCCAGCACGCGCACGCCCAGACCCGGGCCCGGGAACGGGTGACGGTACAGCATGTCGTACGGCAGACCCAGCTCGAGGCCAATCTTACGCACTTCATCTTTGAACAGCTCGCGCAGCGGCTCAACGAGGCCCATCTTCATCTCTTTCGGCAGGCCGCCCACGTTGTGGTGAGATTTGATGACGTGCGCCTTACCGGTTGCGGAAGCGGCGGATTCGATGACGTCAGGGTAGATCGTGCCCTGCGCCAGCCATTTAACGTCTTCCAGCTTCAGCGCTTCTTCGTCAAACACTTCCACGAACACGCGACCGATGATTTTACGCTTCGCTTCCGGATCGTTTTCCCCCGCCAGCGCAGACAGGAAACGCGCCTCGCCTTCGACGTGAACGATGTTCAGACCGAAACGATCGCCGAACATATCCATAACCTGCTGAGCTTCATTAAGACGCAGCAGACCGTTATCCACGAAGACGCAGGTCAGGTTTTTGCCGATGGCGCGATGCAGCAGCATTGCGGTAACAGACGAGTCCACGCCGCCGGAGAGGCCGAGAATGACTTTATCGTCGCCAACCTGCTGACGAATGCGCTCAATAGCATCGTCGATAATTT